GTCAGGAACTTAGTGGACTCACAAGCATATGCAAAGATATTCCCAAACGTCAATCTTAGGTCTGATAGTAAGGCTGCTGGTCGATGGGCTACTAATGCTGGTGGCGAGTATTTTGCTATTGGTGTTGGGGGTACCGTTACTGGTAAAGGAGCGGATCTGCTCATTATTGATGACCCGCACTCAGAACAAGAAGCCGCACTAGCCGCGACGAGTCCAGAGATATTCGATAAGGTTTACGAGTGGTATACCTCTGGTCCTCGCCAACGTCTGCAGCCGGGCGGCTCCATCGTAGTAGTTATGACGCGCTGGTCAAAGAAAGACCTGACCGGCCGCATCATCCAATCCTCTTTCGATAAAGACGGCAACGACGACTGGGAGGTTATCGACTTCCCCGCCATCCTTCCAAGTGGAAACCCTCTATGGCCAGAGTTCTGGTCACTACAGGAACTCGAAGCGCTTAGGTCAGAACTGCCCGCTGGTAAGTGGAACGCCCAGTACCAACAAAGCCCAACGTCTGAAGAGGGCGCGATCATCAAGAGAGACTGGTGGAAGATATGGGAGCCAGAGCGTCCTCCCATATGTGAGTTCATCATCCAGAGCTGGGACACCGCGTTTACAAAGTCAGAGAGAAGTGACTACTCAGCCTGTACAACTTGGGGTGTGTTTTACAAAAACGAGAACCCCAACGACCCCAATGTGATTTTGTTGGACGCTTTTAAGAAGCGCATGGAGTTTCCTGAGCTAAAGGAGAAGGCATTTAACCATTACAAAGAGTGGGAACCAGATGCTTTTATTGTTGAGGCAAAAGCTTCAGGAGCGCCTTTGATTTTTGAGTTGAGAGCTATGGGGATCCCCGTATCTGAATTTACTCCAAGCAGGGGGAATGATAAGATGGTGAGGATCAATTCTGTATCTGACTTGTTTGCGAGCGGTAAAGTGTGGGCTCCGTCTACAAGATGGGCGGATGAACTGATAGAAGAAATGGCGGCATTTCCAAATTCAGACCATGACGACTTAGTTGACTCTACCACCCAAGCACTCATCAGATTCAGGAAGGGTGGGTTTTTACGTTTGAATAGCGACGAGGAAGACGAGCCTCTTAGATTCAAGCGCAAGATGGCTTATTACTAAGGACTAATATGATTGACAAAAGTCTATACGAAGCGCCGGAAGGCTTGGAATCTCTAAATACGGGAGAGCCTGATATAGAAATTGAAGTTGTTGACCCCGAAGAATTAAGTGTCACCATAGGTGATATGGAGATTACTCTAGGCGGCAAAGATGAAGATGAAAACTTTGATGAAAACTTAGCCGAAGTCTTACCCGACGACGTTATAGAACTTGTTGTCCAAGATCTACTTTCAGATTTTGATGATGATGTGAACTCCAGAAAAGACTGGATGCAGACTTACGTTGATGGTCTTGAGCTTTTGGGTATGAAAATAGAAGAAAGAGCTGATCCATGGATTGGCGCTTGCGGTGTCTACCACCCCCTACTCTCCGAAGCGCTGGTTAAGTTCCAAGCCGAGATCATGATGAGTACTTTTCCCGCAGCTGGGCCAGTCAAAACCCAGATTATTGGAAAAGAAACCCAAGAAAAGAAGGACGCCGCCACTCGAGTTCAAGACGATATGAACTTTGAGCTCACAGATCGCATGACAGAGTTCCGCCCAGAGCATGAGCGCATGTTGTGGGGCTTGGGGTTGTCAGGAAATGCGTTCAAGAAAGTTTACTTTGACCCAAATCTAGACCGCCAGACGTCTATTTTTGTGCCGGCCGAAGATATTGTGGTGCCTTATGGTGTCTCAGATATCGAAACAGCCAACCGCGTAACCCACGTTATGCGTAAAACAGAGAATGACTTACGAAAACTACAAGTAGAAGGCTTTTATTTAGACATTGATCTTGGCGATCCTGAAAATACTCTTGACGATGTGGAGAAAAAGATCGCCGAGAAGATGGGATTCAAAGCTACGACAGACGATAGGTACAAAATTCTTGAGATGAACGTGAATTTGGACCTTGAGGGCTACGAACATAAGGACGAAGACGGCAATCCAACTGGTATTGCGCTCCCGTATATTGTTACAGTTGAAAAAGGTAGCCAAAAATGTCTGGCTATCCGCAGAAACTGGCGCCCAGAGGACAAAAAGTACCAAAAGCGCCAACATTACGTCCACTATGGCTACGTTCCGGGCTTTGGTTTCTACTGTTTTGGCCTAATCCACTTAGTTGGAGCGTTTGCCAAGTCAGGAACTTCTATTTTGAGACAGTTGGTAGACGCTGGAACTTTATCCAACCTACCCGGCGGCTTCAAAACCCGTGGCCTACGCACTAAAGGAGACGATACACCTATCGGACCCGGAGAGTGGAGGGATGTTGACGTTCCAAGCGGGGCGATCAAAGACAACATCATGGCTCTGCCATACAAAGAGCCAAGCCAAGTACTTGCTACGCTACTCGACAAGATCGTAGAGGAGGGAAGACGCTTTGCCTCGGCCGCTGACATTCAAGTTGCCGATATGTCTGCCAACTCTCCAGTTGGAACGACCCTTGCAATCCTTGAGCGCTCTTTAAAAGTGATGACTGCCGTACAAGCGCGCATTCACTACTCTTTTAAACAAGAGCTCGGCCTATTAAGAGACATCATCCGCGACTACACGCCGCCAGATTACTCTTATGAACCCGCCGAAGGCAAGAAGACCGCCAAACAGTCTGACTACGATCTAGTAGACGTCATCCCAGTGAGCGATCCAAACGCCGCGACCATGGCGCAGAAGATTGTTCAGTATCAAGCGGTGATCCAGCTGGCACAGCAAGCCCCACAGATCTATGACCTGCCCCAGCTGCATCGCCAGATGTTGGATGTACTTGGTATTAAGAACGCCCAGAAGCTAGTACCGCTAGAAGATGACGAGCGCCCACTAGATCCAGTCTCCGAGAACATGAACGCACTCAAGGGTAAACCCATGAAGGCGTTTATCACTCAGGATCAAGACGCGCACATCGCCGTCCATCAGGCATTCCTGCAAGACCCCAACATCACTCAGACGATTGGACAAAACCCGCAGGCAAACCAAATCATGGCGGCCTTACAAGCCCATATTGCCGAGCATTTGGGATTCCATTACAGAAGCGAAATCGAAAAGCAAATGGGAGTCACCCTTCCAAAGCCCGGAGAACATTTGCCAGCAGATGTGGAAAACGAACTGTCCAAACTTATTGCTCAGGCAAGCAAACAACTGCTCGACGAGAACAAGGCCGAAGCCGCACAGCAGAAGAACCAGCAGTTGGCACAAGATCCACTGATTCAGATGCAGCAAAAGGAATTGGCCATCAAGGAAAAAGATGTTGGCATCAAAGAGCAAAAGGCCGCGGCCGAAGCTCAAGCCAAACAAGCCCAAATCGCCAACGAGTCCACTCGTATTGCGAACCAAAAAGAAGTTGATATGTTGCGTATCCAAGCGGATACCCAGAAACATTCAGCTTCACAACAGCAAGCTGCCGGTCTGGAACGCTTACGACTTGGGGTAGATGCCGCCAAGACAAACGCCCAGCTAGCAGCACAGAGAGAAGCAAAAAAGGTAAAGAATGATTGATAAGTACCTAGAACATTTGACCGGCAAGGTCAATGACAAGATTTTGCAACTTCAAGAAGCCATGGCAGACGGCAATGCCAGCGACTTTGCGGAGTACAAAAAAATGTGCGGAGAGATTAAAGGTCTTCTCACCGCGCGTTCCTTTATCCAAGACCTACACGAAAGATTGAAACAAGATGACGACGACGAGTGAAACACTTGATCTGACTAAAGCAGTGGATTTAACACAACTACTGCACAAAGGAGCCGAAGAAAAGGCCAAACAACTTCCTCAGCCATCTGGCTATCGCATTCTGTGCGCCATCCCAGAAGCGGAAGAGGAGTTTGAAAGCGGCATCATCAAATCAGATGAAACCATGCGTAATGAAGAACTGCTCACAACAGTTTTGTTCGTTGTTGATATGGGACCAGACTGCTATGCAGACAAAACCAAGTTCCCTAGTGGCCCTTGGTGCAAAAAAGGTGACTTTATTTTGGTTCGTCCAAATGCAGGTACACGTTTACTAATTCATGGACGCGAATTCCGAGTGATCTACGACGACAACGTCGAAGGCACAGTGGAAGATCCTCGCGGCATAAAACGAAAGTAAGGAATTACACATGCTAGAAGAATTCAAATTTCCCGACGAAAAAGACGAGAAAGAAAAAGTAGATGACGAGATAGAACTCGAAATCGAAGACGATACCCCTACGGAAGACCGGAACAAAGACCCGCTTCCAGAGGAGGTTAGAGAAGAACTCTACAAAGACGAGCTGGAGGACTACTCCACCAAAGTCAAAAAGAAGCTTATTCAGATGAAGAAGCTGGCGCACGACGAGCGCCGTGAAAAAGATGCAGCTTTGCGAGAGCAAGACGAGGCTATTAAGCTGGCTCAAAGGGTAATTGAGGAAAACAAACGCCTCAAAAATACTTTAAATGACAGTGAAAAGAACGTCCTTTCCTCAATTCAGCGCGCTGTTGACTTGGAACTAGAGGCAGCCAAGCGGGCTTACCGCGAAGCTTATGACTCTGGGGACACCGAAAAAGTCATGGAAGCGCAGGAAAAGTTAACCGAAGCGTCTATAAAACGCGACAAAGTTAAGAATTATCGACCAGCGCCTTTACAAACTGAAGACTTTGAGGTACAAACTCCCACAAAACAGCAAGAACGAGTACCTGTTGATAACTCGGCGGTGTCGTGGCAGAAGCAGAATACTTGGTTCGGTGCTGACAAATTGATGACTGGTATGGCCTTGGCCATGCACGAACAACTCAAAGAAGAAGGCGTAGTCCTTTCCTCTCCTGAGTATTACAGACGTATTGATGAAACGATGCGTCACAGGTTCCCAGAGAAATTTGAGAACGAAAAGTCCGGTGAAAGCCGCGGCACAAAACCTAGCTCGGTAGTGGCTCCAGCCAATCGCAGCACATCCTCAAAGCGTATTAGGTTGAATACATCTCAACTCAGTATTGCTAAAAAACTAAATCTAACTCCTGAGCAATATGCTAAAGAGTTAATCAAATTGGAGTCTTAAATGGCTGAAAACAGAAAACCTCGCGAGTTGGAAGAACGTGCTGTAGTTGAACGTCCTCGGCAGTGGATGCCAGCGGAACTTCTTCCCGAACCAGACAAGCAACCGGGGTACGCGTATAGATGGATTCGTGTTTCGACTTTGAATGCTTTTGATCAACGCAACGTAACGGGTAAATACCGTGAAGGTTGGGAACCAGTAGCTTCTGAGGAGCAGCCGAAATTTAAACTGCTAATCGATCCAACCAGCCGGTTTACCGGTCAGATTGAGATTGGTGGGTTGTTACTCTGTAAGTGTCCAATTGAAATGATGGAGCAGCGAAATGCACATTTTGCAAAGCAAACTCAAGCTCAAACGGATGCTGTAGACAACAGCTTAATGCGCCAAAGCGACCCAAGGATGCCGCTCTTCCAAGAACGAAAATCCTCGACTAGTTTTGGTAAAGGTGCTTAAAACTTTTTTCAAGGAGTCTTAAATGGCTTATCCCACGGTATCGGCCCCCTACGGCCTAAAGCCTGTGAACTTGATTGGTGGACAGGTATTTGCGGGTTCTACTCGTAATTTGCCTATCCAATACGGCTATGCCACCAACATTTTCTATGGCGATTTCGTCTCTATCACACGCGGTTTTGTAACCCGTTTGGCAGTTACTGATGGCGGCTCTGCCTCCACTGGTGCTGTTAACTACGGTCAAACTGGCATCTTCTTGGGTTGTTCTTTTACGAACCCACTCACCAAGCAAAAGCAGTTCCAGCAATACTGGCCCGCTTCTACCTTGGCAGGCGATGCTGTTGCAATCGTGGTTGATGACCCTGACACCATCTTCCGATGCGCTGTCGTGACATCACAAGGTGGTACTACCATCGGTTCAGCTGCCCCATCAATGATTGGGCTGAACATGACTGTCTCTAACTTGGCTGGTTCTACAGCGACTGGTAACTCGTCTAACGGCGTGTTAAACAGTTCTGCCGCTACCACCGCTGCTTTGCCAGTGCGCGTCATTGACGTCGTTCC